AACGGGGAACGGAGCCAATACGGATAAGTCCCGTAGCCCTCGACCTCTTTCACGCGGCCCCGCTCCGTCTTGAAAATCTCGAGTTGCTCGCTGTCCGGCTCCTCAGCCCAAAAACCCGACTCGGAGGGGCCGAAAAGGTCGGTCGCCGACGGCACCCAAAGCGTATCGGCGTAGGTGTGCTCCTCGCCGTCGATAATCTCGACCATGTTCCGGGGTTTCATAGCGTCCCGGAGCCACGCCGGGAAAAGCGGGAGAATGTCCTCGAGGACGTGCCGCCGCCCCTCGCTCTTGAGGTAGCCGCCCGCGTTGGTCGGCCTCTTGTTCATAACGTGGAGCTCCGGCAAGCAATCCTTGAGCACGAACCGGGCCCGCCGGTCGCCCACATACCCGCCGCAAACGGCGGTAATGCTTTTCCCGTTCTCGAGCGGGATAACGAGCTCGTCGAACGGCCTCACGAACTCCGGGCCGTTCCCCGCGTCGATAGCCGCTTTCATGTACTCGAAATCGACGGTCTCCGTAACTCTGCGCGTGATGTTCATAACTGTACCCTCCTTAAAAAATTGAGCAAAAGTAATGATTTCCTATAACCGCGACGATACTGTCGTTATAGGGACTCGTGGAAAAGTACACCGTATCGAGGGGGAGGATAGGCTCCTCCGCCGCGAGTGCGGTATAGACGGCCTCGTACTGCGTCTCCGTCGGCTCCGCCGTGTAGAGGTAGGGAGCGGGGGAGAACTGCCATACGTCGCCGTACTTCTGAAATACGACCTCCTCGACCGTATCCGGGAAGTAGTCGGACAAGCACCGATTGAGCGCGACCTCGATAACGGCGACCTGTCCCTCGAACGGCTCGCCCCGCGCCTCGTGATAGGCGAGGCAAGCGAGGGTATAAACGTCCTCGTCGCTGATTTCGATACCAGCGTACCGGGAGACGGCCTCCGACTCCGCCACGGGAGCCAGTGTTACCGGCGGCGCGGCCTCGACGGTCGTTACCGTAGTGAGCGGGAGCGGGTCTACCTCCGGCGGGTCGAGCTTGTCCTCCGGCTCCGTCCATGTATAGGAGGCCGCATAGAGCACGAGGGCGGCGAGGACGGTCAACAAAGCGAGCATACCGGCGACCCGCCGCCGGATAGCGCGGACTCTGCGCCTCTGCTGGCGCTGTTCTCTTGCTGTCATGGTGCTGTTTCCTCCTCGTCCTCGGAGGCGAGCTCGATAAACTCGCACTCCCGAGCTATGCTTGTCCACCTTACGCCCCATTTCCGGGCGGCGGCGGTAACGGCCTCGTACCTGTTCCGACCGTTTACCGTGGCCTCCCGCCCGTCTTTATGCCGGACGAGGTATAATTTCATGGGCCCGCTCGCGGTCGGTCGGTACTCCGCCGGGCGGCTTTTCTCGTTCTTCATTCCGCGATTTCCCCCTCGATAAGTTGAAAACTCTCCCGTATCCGCTCGCCCCGTTTTCCGACCTCAAACTCGAGGGTGCAGAACCGGCCCGCCGGGTGGATATATACCACCGTGCCGGTGAGCGGGCGGGGCTTGCCCTTTTCGTAGCCGTCCAGCGTTGCCGGGTGGACGGTACGGCGGTCTCCGAGCTTTACCATGTCCTGCCGCCTCCTATTCCTCAAGCTGATAGGAGCGAGTCTCGCTCCGCTCCACCTTGATTTTCTCTTTGCTCGTGAGCGAGATTTTCGCTCTACACTGTCCCCGGACGTTCACGACGGCGGAGGTTATGTATCCCCGAGCGATAAGGACGGCTATATCGTTCATGAGCTGGATAGGCTCCGGCGCGTTGATAGGCCGAAAGCCGAGCTCCTCGGCCTCGCTCCCGAAAACCTTTTGTATCCTGTCCTGCGCGTTCTCGATTTTCCGGCGTATGGCCCGCTCCTCCCGAGCGTCATAGCAAGAGCACTCCTCCGAGGCGGCAATATCCGCCGCCTCTTGCGAGTCCCGCTCCCGCTCGAGGTTTACGACCTGTCCGCAATACCGGCACGTCCCGAGACTGTACCGCTCTCCGCTCATTTGTCGACGACCTCCTCCGTATTGACCTCTCCCGCCGGAGCGGAGGCCGGGGCGGATGGAGCCGCCGCACCACCGAGGGATTTCTTGATAGCCTCGGAAATGAGAGCGCCGATAGGAGAGGCGGCGCTATCCGCCGGTGCTGTCTGGCCCGTGGCCTCCGTCCCGCCGACGAACGCCTTTTTGATGGCCTCGGCAAAGATGGCAACGAACGGGGAGGCCGTGCCCGCCGCCGGAGCCGCCGGTTTCGGTCTGTCCGGGTCGGCCTGTTCCGCAAGTCGTTTCAAGAGGCCCGCTTGCACGATTTCTCCGACGACGGCGCTATATTCGCTCCCCTTGAGGGTACACGAGCGTACCCGGACGGCGAACTCGCCCGACTTGAGGTTGAGCACCACATACGCCCGCTTATCCTCCGGCGGAGTGAGCATAGCCGCTCCCGCGTCCGCGATAACCTCCTCCGGGGCCGGGGTCTGATAACCCGCGTTTCGGAAAACCTCGAGTTGCTCCGGCGCGAGGGCGAATACCTCGCCGCCGACTTTCTTTGAATAGACCTTTTTCATTTGGAACCCTCCTTTTATTGTTGTGCCGGTAATGCTCTTACCGGCGACTCGTCGCTCATTCCCAACATGAGAGCTTGCATTTTCAAGAGCTCCTCTCTCGAGAGCTTTTGCGGCTCTATGTCGTCTCGAATTGCGAAAATCCTGTGTTTTTGAATAAAGGCCGATAGGAACGCGGCCCGCTCCCGCTCCCATAATCGGGTATAGAAATCAAAAAGGAACTCGATTTCTACCTTTTCGGCGGCGGTGCAATCCGCCCCGAGCTTTGTTTTTACCTTGCGCCCGGTCGCGTTGTAGACGAGGTTATAGGCGTATCCGCCCGTTACCTTGAAAACGACCTGTCGCAAGAGCTTTTCTTGCTCTTTCCCGTGGTACTCGAAATCGTGCCTCCGGCGTTCCTCCTCGTTGAGCTCGTCCTCGGAGACTCCGTATTTCTCCATGAGCCGCCGGAGTATCTCCTCGGCATTGTCGGCCTCTCCGCCGACCCCGCGCTCTGCGAGGGCTCGTATCTTTTTCAGTAATGCCGCTTTATCCACCTTGACGGCCTCCCTCTACCAGTTTCGGGCACCATGCGGGAATGTAGGGGATAAAATGCTCTTGTCCTACCACATACCCCCGGCACGGCCCCGGCGCGTTGCACCTGTGCGCCGTTTTGCCTTTTACCCACTTTTCCGCGATAACGTGCTCGCACCCCTCGCAAGTGCGACCGTAGACCGGGCCGCTCATATTTTGACCTCCTCAGCCTCGAGAGAGAGCCACCACGCCGGATTTCCCCGCTCCTCCTCGTTCGGGCACTCGTCGCAATTCTCGCGAGTGCAAAAGGCGCACCGCCGCCGGTGAAATTCATCGTCCCACGGGCCGGAGAGCACGGGGAGGGAGCGGAGGAAAGCTCCCAACGTGCCCCGGCTCTGAGTAAGCCGCTCGAAATTGTCCATTTTGCGGCCTCCTATCTGTTCTCCCAAAGCGGAAAGCTCACGCCCGCGAAAAGTTCGTCTCTGAAATGACACGGCACAAGTCGATAGACCTCGTTCAAGCTCGAGTTTCTCATAGCCTTGTTCATAATCCCCGCGTGCTTTCCGTACTTCTCCTCCGGGAAAAAGTCCGTATTCGCATACCGCAAAATATTTTCTCTTACCTCTTTCCGAAAACTCTCCGTCCAGCGTGCACCGCCGTTCTTTCGCTCCCTCTGCTCCCGCTCGGCCTGTGCCGCGAATGTCTCCCACGGAAATAAAACGTGCGAGATAAAGATTTCTTCTTTTTTTCTCATGGTATAAGTAATCCCCTTTCGGTTTTTATCCGACCTGTTTCCGACGGCCCCGGTTTCTCATGGAGCGCCGGACGGCTTTCTCCGCCGCCTCCGCGCTGTACGCCGGGCAATAGTTCCCGTTTAAGCCGCCCGTCTCCCCGCGCTTGAGCTCGCGGTATATCGTGGCGACCGACACGCCGACCGCCGCCGCAATTACACTCGGCTTTTCATCGGCGGCGTAGAGACGCTCGATTTCCCGGCGGTCGGCGAGCGTCAGACAATTTCCAGCCATTTTCAACGCCTCCAATCTGATTTTGTGAATAAAAAAATTGCGCTCGAGCTGTGTAGCTCTTACGCAATACATGATAAACGGCGCGTCCCCGGATGTCAAGTATTTTTTGCGAAAAAGCTATAAAAAAATATAAAACGAGTCAAGATGCCCGCCCGAAAGCCTCCGCGAACATATCGGCTGAGGACGAAAAGCCTAAAATCTCGCGGGGATAGGTGTTAATCCACCGCTCTACCCTCTTTACCTCCGCCGCCGTCACTTTTCCGAAATCCGTACCTTTCGGGAAGTGACGGCGTATCATTCGGTTTATGTTCTCGTTCGTGCCTCGCTCGCAAGCGGTGTATGGATGGCAGAAATAAACCGTCGTCCGCTGGCCCTTGCGTTTCCATACGCTACGCTCGATACCGGCCCAATTTGCGAACTCGGAGCCGTTGTCGCACGTTATCGACTTGAATATCACGGGGAAAAGGTCTCCGAGCTCCCGCTCGAGCCGGTCGAGGGCCCGGACGACCGTAATCGCCCGCCCGTCCTGCACCTTTATGATAATCTCGCTCCGTGTCACCCGCTCCGAGAGGACGAGGAGCCGGGCCTTTGTCCCTTTCTTCCCGAGGACGCTATCCATTTCCCAATGCCCCGGCTCTTGCCGCTCGTCGACCTCCGCCGCCCGCTCCTCGATACTCCGTCCCCGAGGCTCTTTCTTTTCCCGCACCTTGTTATACTCCCGCTTGCGCTCGCCCTTTTCCGGGAGGTCTTTGTTCGTGATATTCGGAAAGATATTCCCGTCCTCGATATACTTGTAAATCGTGGCCCGGCAAAAGGTGATACCGAAATGAGCGTACTCCTCCGTCCGCAAGAGGGCGCATACCGCCGCCGGTGAGTATTTGTCGTCCTTTATCTTCCCCTCGATGAACTCCGCGACGGCAAAGTTTTTCCCTATCTTGAGCGGGGCCCCTTTTGCGGTCGCGTTGAGTTGGTGGAGGGCCTCGGCCTTGTCTGCGCTGTACCGGCGTTCCGTGGTGTAATCGCTGTTTAGGTGCTCATACTCGCCCCGCCGGAACTCCCGATACACGGTCGAGATATGGCACCCGATTTGCTCCGCAATCGCGCGAGGCTTTAGACCGGCCCGAAAGAGCGCCTCCATTTGGAGCCGCCGGTCTCTATCGAGTTGCTTATATTTCGCCCGTGCCATAGTTCCCCCTCCGTTTTCCCTATGAGTGCGGAAAAGGGGCGGATACCCGCCCCCGCCGCGCTATGCGTTCAAAAACTCCTCTATCGCCCTCTTGATAATCTGCGCTTGCGGGATACCCTCAGCGGCACACTTCGCCTTGAACGCCGCCGCCGTCTCTTTCGGAACCCTCACGGAAAGCACGTCGTAAACCCGCTCGTTATACTTCTGCTTTACCGCCGTCGAGGTTTTAGTCTTTCTTTTTGTCTCTGCCATTCTTCCGCCTCCCCCTTACGCTTATGACGATAGAGACTACCGATAGCGTGATACTTATTCCGCACAAGATATAAACCAACATTTTACGCCTCCTTAATTGTACTTTTTGGCGTCCGTCACGTCCCTAACTTTTATTCTCTCCTCGTGCCACCCGTCGGACGGTGTTTTTTTGAACTCCTCTACCGCCGCCGCGCGAGCCTCCTCTTTATCGCTCGCGCCGAGCACGAGAAATGTTCGCACTCCCCATTCTCCTATCGCCACCGTGAACTTTTTACCTTTGTCCTGCTTTGCGGCGGCTATCGCAACGGCGGCGGCGGCTTTTTCTCTTTCGCTGTTTTTCCACGTCGAAAACTCATATACTCTAATCATTGTCGTTTGACATTGAGCGCAATTCATGATATTCTTGAGGAGGCGAGGGGAGGTTTCCCTCCCCGTGCCTCTACTCGGTTAGCTTTTCAATGAGAAGTAGAATAGCTATCACGAGGTTTACGAGAGCGGTAATAAGATTGATTGTGCTTGCCGTGCCGTCTTTCTTATTGCCGCTTTTCTTTTTGCGCTTTCTCAATGTCTACCCTCCTTTCGTCTATTATATTATCATACTGCTTGCAGTATGTCAAGCGTTTTTCTTGAATTTATGCGAAAAAATCCCCGGCGGAGCTCCCGCCGGGGTCGTTCTTTCTCTATTCTTTTCCGGCGAGCCATTCCATAGACACGCCCAAAACCTCAGCGAATACGATAAACTCGTAGTCGGTAACGAAACGGTCGCCGGTCTCTATTTTGGAGATAGCCTCCCGCTCGATAGTCACGCCTCGAACTTGCATACGAGCCGCGAGGTCTGCTTGAGAGAGCCGGAGCGTCGTTCGGCGTTGGTGGATACGTTCGCCGGATATGTTCCGCTTTCCCTCGTACTCATATACCCGCAAATCTCCGCCTCCTCTCGCTTGCCTCTTGACTGTAACACGTTTTCTCGTTAATATTGTAATTAAGGCTTACAAGCTGGAATATAAAAGCACATTTTAACGGGAGGGGCTCTCTATGAAAAAGCTCAAAACGTGGCAAGTCGTCCTACTCGTCATATTCTACCCGGTCGGTATCTGCGTACTCATTTACCGGCTATGGAAAAAGAACGAGCTCAAGAAAGAGGCGGCGGAGGCCGACCGGCTCCGGGCCGAGGAGAAAGCCCGGAAAGAGGCCGAGAGGGAGGAGGCCCGGCGGCGGGAGGAGGCGTACCGCGCCACCGTAAACCGGGAGATATTCCGGGTCGTCGGCGTGACGTTCAAGAACCCCGGAGGCCGGAGCCGTCAAACGATACTCCGGGAAATCAAAAAGGACGAGCCGCTCCCGTTCCACTTCTCCCTCAGAAAATACGAGTACGAGGGTAAGCCCGCCGTCGGCGTGTTCTACGGCGAGGAGCAAGTCGGGAGTATCTCGACCGGCGACCTCAAGCGGGCGCTCTCGCAAATAGACCGTTTCGAGAGGGTCGAGTCCTACGACGTTACCGGCGGCTTTGTGTACGAGGATAGCGACGGGGAGCGTGCAAACTACGGCCTCGATATTGCGGTCTATTTCAAAAAGTAGCATTTCAAAAGCATTTTGTCGCAATAACACGCATTTAACGCACGGTCGCGATAACCTATCGCTCGCCGTGCGTTATTTCTGTGTTTATGCGTGCAAAAGAAAAAACGGGCGAGGGTCTGCACCCCCGCCCGTTCTCTGTTTCCCGCTTATGCGTCCGGGATACTGTCCGCAAGCCCCGCGACCTCAAGGGCGCGGTGGATGATGGTCGCGGCGGCCTCGCGGGTAATCGGCTGTTGCCACCCGTAATTTCCCGCTCCGTCTCCGGCGAAAATCCCCTTTTGCTTGCAATACTCCGTGTGCTCACGGGCCCACTCGGAGGGGTTGTCCCCCGTACCGGCGCAAGAAATGAGTTCCTCTTTTGTCATGTCTAATTCATCCTCCTTGTTAGGGTTTTTGATAAGCCGGGCGACTTCCGCCCGGAAATCATCCATGTTTTTACCGTGCCGGGGGAACCAGTGCATAACGTCCCCGTGATTTGAGGCGATACCGCGCGAGTGTCCCTCGCTATGGCAAATGACTACCCCGTCCGCCTCCGGGTCGAGGTCGTACAGCTTGCAAAGGTACGCGGTCAGCTCCGCCGCCTCTTTATAGACCTTTGCGAAATAAACGGGGTCGTCGAGCCCGTCCTCGCAAATCTCGAAAGAAATGTGAGTGTTATTCGCGCTCCCGTTCGGGCCGGAGGCGGCGTGCCACCCGCGCCAATTCCACGGCAAGGTCTGATAGGTCGCGACGGAGCCGTCGGCGAGCTTGCCGATAAAGGCATGAACGCAAGCGTCGATACCCGGCCTGTTCCAATCGTTGTCGTACCTGTTGTCTCCCAAAAGGCCGTCGTCCGGCTGGACGTACCGGCGGAGCGTGGGATTATTCGCCCCGGTCGAATGTACCATAACGCCGCGCGGCGTAATCGTCCGCCCGGAGGTATAGCACTCGTTCCGCGTCAAAATGCACTTGTGCAAATTCATGATTTGCCCTCCTCGTTCTGCGCTACCGCGTCGCTGATTTTCTGCGTCTGCGTCCCAAAATAGAACGCGATAACGACGGTGTAGACGGTCATAAACTCTTGACTCGTGTTCCCCGTAATTGCGAGGTATGCGAATACCCCGGAGAGCAAGAGCGTTACAATGCTCTTGACGCTCAAGAGGGCGGCGAGCCGCTTTACGATGTTCTTGTCCATGTTTCGACCTCCTAACAATCTCTTTTTATATTCGCCTCGTATGTGATACCGCCGGTCGTGTTCTCGGCCTTGCTCTTATTGAGCGAGAACGAGAGCACGGTCGCGGTCGCGGCCTGTAAGAAAGCGATAAGCGCGGTAAGGTACGGGAGGCTCCCGGTATAGTTGTTCGCTACGGCGATATAGCACAAGTCGAGCGTTACCATAGTCGCCTTGTAGTCGATGAAAAGGACGGCAAAAACGAGGAGCTTTGAAAAGGTGAGATACCCCTTTACAAAGCTCCACACGGCCCCCGCCGCCTTTTTCAATTTCCCGTCGGTCTTTGCCACCCGTTTACCGCTACTCATTGTGAACCGCCTCCGAAAAACGGTCGTTCTCGTGCCCCTCGAGCCGGTCGATACGCTTGTGAGCCTGTTTCGCGGAGCTCTCGACGGCGGTAACGCGCTCCGCCATAGTGATATACCTCGCGTCCTGCTCGTCCTGTTTCCGCTCGATACGGTCGACCCCGCCCTTTATGTACCCTATCTCCGTGAGCACCGTCCCGCTCTCTTTCCCGCTCGCCTCGCTGTCCTTTTTCGAGTTCCGGGCAAAGGCGGCATAGCTCAAGAGAACGCCGACGATAGTACACACGGCCCCGATGATGATTTCCGCATACTGCATACGTTCTTTCCTCCCGTTATTCTTCGATATAATCGAGTGTCACGGTCTCTTTTCCGGGGAGGATAGGGCACCCCCGGACGTGGTATATCTCCCCGCCCACGAGCACGCCCTCGCCCTCGTCCTCGCCGCACACGAGATAAAGGCCCGGCTCCGCGAGCCGTACCCATATCAGCGAGGGGAGGCGAGCGATTTCTTTCCCGTCCTTTGATACCGTGTATATCGCCGCTCTCATTCGATAAGCGTCCACTGCCACAAGCCCGGCGTATCCGGGGCCCATACGCACGGAGTCATAGCGAGGTTACAAAGGTACGTTTTCCCCTCATAGCTGTAATACTTGTCCTTTTCCGTATCCATGCCGTACACAAACGGAATGGGGTCGTCGACCGTCCCGGCGTGGGTCTGGTCGATAGGCCGGTACACCGCGAGCATACCCTCGCCGTGGGGCGGTTGGTGCTCCTGAGGAACGACCCCGCCCGGCTGTACCACCCTGTAAAGAACTCCGCCGTCGTTCAAGATGGTGTTTTCCGCGAGCGCGTTCCCGGCGGCGAGGAGCGTCTCCCATGTCGGGAAAAGCTCGACGACCTTTAGCGCCTCGCTGTCCTCCATGTCGTAGGTAGAGACCGCGCCCTCGATAACGGCCCGGAGTTCCCGCGCTCTTTCCCGTGTAATCATTCTCCGCTACCTCCTAACAGAATATCGACGACGGCCTCCGCCTCGTTGAGCATGAGCGGCCCGCTCGCGTGCTCGAGCTCCGCGACCTGTTCAATGCCGGATAAGCCGCCCTCTTTGAGTGAGAAAACAATATCCTCGACCGTGCGTACCGTGTTCCCCTCGTCGTCTTGGAACTCATAGGGGAGCTTTACGCACACGCCCTCGGCCTCCGTCTCCTCACAAGGGATATAGCACCCGTTCTCGTGGAGCCGGACAAAAACCGCCGTATCGGAGTATCCGGCGAAAACTCCGTCGACCGTGACTTTATACATGGTGATACCTCCTCAAAACTTCGGCTCTCCGAGCCGGGCCCGGTAGAACGCCTCGAGCTTGTCCGTCGGCATGGTGCGGAGTAGGCTTTTCCAGTATGTATTTTCCGCCCCCGGCCATTTGTCCGGGTCGAAATCCTCGAGCGCGTTCCCCTCTGGCGTTTTCCTGCCGCCGGGCGCGTAATACTGATAGAGCCGCTCGAGCATGACGAGCCGCCTCCGGCCCTCCTCCGTGTTCTGTCGGAAATGGCCCCACCCGTTTTCTGATTTCACGGCGCAAATGCGGCGACCGTCCGGGGCGAAAAGGTATCCGCCCCGCTCCTCGCATACCGTGCCAAACGGGAGGTTAAACCGCCCGTCGATACCCGCGTCCTTGAACCTCTTGTAAACGACGTATTCCATACTTGACCCCTCCTATGCCGCGAAAAGCTCGCGGTATTTCTGCATGACTGATTGAACGGCAAAATAGGAGTGAAACCTCCTCATGTACCCGCTCCATGATGTGAGCGACGCGCGAACGTCCTCCGGCTCCATGCGCCCGGAGTCTACCCAACGCCGGAAAATCTTTAGCTTTCTCCGCATTTGCCGGATACTCTTATAGCTGGCACGCCGGACGACCGCGCCCGTCTTTCCGTATCGGAACCGTACCTTTAGGAACGTAAAGCCCCGCGTGAGCTTGATAATCTGCGTCTTTTTCTCGTTGAGCTTTATCCCGTGTTCCGCGCAAAGCCGCCGGAGGGCCGCGAGGCACTCCCGGAGCTTTTCTTTCGACCGGCTGATAATGAGGCCGTCGTCCATGTACCGCTCGTAGAACTTCATCCGCAAAACGTCCTTGATATAATGGTCGATTTTGTTCGGGAGGGCGATAGCGGCGATTTGCGAGACTTGACTCCCGAGGCCGAGGCCCTCGTCCCCAAAGCATTTTATAAAATACTCGGAGAGGGCGACGAGCCGGTCGTCGATACCGCTTTTCTCGATAGCCCGGAATACCGGCGCGTGTTGCGCGGTATCAAAGTATTTCGAGAAGTCGAATACCAGCGCGTAGCCCTCCCGCCCGTGCTGGCGATAGTGTTTCGTGAGGAACCGCGTTACCCGGCGGACGGCGAAATCGTAGCCCTTTCCCTGTAAGCTGGCCCCGTTGTCGTAGATGAACGACCGGGAGAGCATAGGGACGAGGGAGTAATCGCATAGGCACCGCTGGACGACGCGCTCGCTTATGTGGACACTCCGAATATGCCGGGGCTTTCCGCGCTCGACTATATCGAACTCGTAAAATCCCTTTGATTTGAACGTCCCGCCCAATAGTGCGTTGTGTGTCTTGTCGATGTTCGCGAGGGCGCTCGCCTTGTATCTCTGCGTGCTCGCTTTCCACCCGACACCCTTTACCGACGCGCGGTAGGCCGCGTATAGGTGCTCGAACGAGAAAACCGACTCGAAATCCCCGAGCCCTTTCGTATTCCTCGCTCTTTTCTCGAGCCGCGCGGCCCGCCGCCGTTGGTATCTTGCCTCGTGTCTTTCTACACTGTTCATATCAAAATAAAAATACCTCGCACAATTCTTTCTCGGCGCGTTGTCTAAATTGCGTAACGGTGAGGCCATGAAACGGCGGCAAACGCGCACGCCGCCGCCATGCAAGGAGCGTCCGGCCCTCCGTGTCGAGCTATAAGTTTGTCGTCGCGCCCTTGCGGGCGGTCGGAGAGGTCGTATCCCCCTTTTGCATACGCACGGCTTTAGCTCTCAAGGAGTTAATCGGTCTGGCTTATGCGAAATCCCGGCGCGAACCCGAGCGAATTGTTCGCGTTGTTGTTGTTGACTGTGCCGTCGGTGTTCACATTCACGAAATTGTTGGAGTTGCCCGCATTCGGGGAACGGAGCCACCAATTAGCGGCGAGGCGGGATACGGCCTAAATCGAAACGGGGCGGCTCCGGCCTATCGGCCCTTGTCGCTCCGCTTGATTTTGGAAATTTGAGAGATTTCGTCAGTAATCATACTGACCCACTGTTTCAGAACGGACGGCGGTATCTTCTCATGGTTGACGACCATAAACGCGAGGTCGAGGGTATCGAGCATACTGTTATAGTAGCCCTGTGCGTTCTCGTAGAGCTCCCGGCGGCGCTGTATATTGCGCTCCACGACCGGGCCCTCCTGTTTCGAGTCTATGTAAATGAGGTTTGCCGTCTTGACGAGCCGGTATGCCGTCCGCGCCGCGGTGTATAGCGGCAAGGAAAAATAGAACGTATAGGCTTTCGGTAAGAGCCTCACGCGGTTGTAGGTGAAAACGTATATCTCGCGGGCGAGGTCGATATATTTCGCGGGACTCTCGCCCCGCCGCGACTTCGGTACGCTCATTCTTTCGCCTCTTTCCTGTGTCTTGCCGGAGAATTGCGCCCATTGAGGGCGCAATTCCGAAAGCCCTAATTATACGCAAAAGCCCGGCGCGAACCCGAGCGAATAGTACGCGGCGGCGATGTAGACTGCGCCGTCGGTGTACACACCCACGAAAAAGTTGGAGTAGCCCGCACGCGGGGAACGGAGCCACCAATTAGCGGCGCTCCCGGTGCTGTTGTGCCGGTATTTGACCTTGCTGTTTCCGGCGGAGTAATAGGCGTATTGCTGTTGATAATTCGCCTCGTAGTTGTTCGCGTATGTGATACTCCCGAAAACCTCGTATTCCGAATATAAGAAAAAGTAATCGGTCGTCGCCGTTACCGCGCTCGAGGCCGAGCTACTTCCGTTATTATTCGTGTACTTTGTAACGCTCTTGAGCGCGTTACGGAGGTCGGCGGGGATAACCCCCATAAATGTACCCGACGCGCTCGTCTTGCTCGTGCCGCAAATATTGTTTCTCATGTACGAGTCTTTCCAGCCGCCGCTGTTCGTGTTACTCGTATTCATTCGGAACGCCGCCGAGGAGCCGGTATTTAGATACTGCCCGTCGGTAAAGCAAATGTCCGTCCCGCCGGAGAGGGCCGTCTTTGCAAATTGAAAATGGATGCGTCCCGACCCCTCACGTCCCGAGTTGTGATTGAACCCGGTGATAAAGGCGTAGGTCGAGAAATTCGAGAGGGAGAGGCTCCCCACTGTGCCGTTGAGGGTGACTTGCTTTCGGTCGCCGATGGCCCAATAGTTCGCGCCCTGTCCCGCGTCGGAGACCTCGGAAATGGTATCCCAACTGTTTTCATTGAGCGTGTCGCTCACGAAAGAGAGGGTAATCGCATAGGAGGTCGTCGAGGAGACCACGTTTACCGTGCCGCTCGTGCTCTGTCCGCCCTGTGTGGCCTCGACGGTGTACTCGCCCGTTTCGTAGACGGTAAATACCGCCGTGCCGGTGCTCGTCTTGCTGTCCACCGTGGAGCCGCCCTTTTTGAGCGTCACGACCGCTCCGGAGGGCGCGGTAACGGTAATCGTCGCCGAGAAGAACGTGAGCGTTACCGCGTAGCTGTCGACTACGCTCACGGTCTTTGTGTCTGAGGTCTGCCCGTCCCGCGTCGCGGTTACTGTCCACGTCCCGGCCTCCGGGAGCGTCAGCACGCACGAGCCATTTACCGCCGTCCCGCTCACGCTCCGCGTGCCCTTTGTCGCGGTCACGAGGGAGCCGGTCTCGACGGTCACGACAAGGGAGAATTGCGTCCCCGCCTTGCCGACCGCGTTCGTTCGTCCAATCGCCATTTTTTACACCGCCTTTATACAGATAATCGAGGGGATAGTGATAGCCGCCGTCGGCTTGACCGCCGCGTAGATTTTCACCGTCCCGCTCCCGGAGGAGGCGACCGGGGCGAAATCCCCGCTCGCGGCCTCCGTCGCGCCGTAGTTTACCTCGGGAACGTGCGCCGTCGTCACGCCCGCCGCCGTGATGGTCGCCGCGAACGGATACGCCCCGTAGGTGGAGTCGTTCCCCCACGCGGAGGCGGCGACGGACACGTTCGTAAAAATCTTGACCTCCGCGTAACCCGCGTGCGAGTGCGACGCGGCGGCAAAGTCTCCCGGCTTTTTCCCGCTGTCGGTGAGGTTGCCGTTCCCGTCCAGCCCGGCGAGGTTTCCGGCGGTCGCACCCTGTACCTTGTCGGCCTTGCCGTCGTGGTTGTGATTTGCGGCGGCAAAGTCGGAGGCTTTCTTTCCGCTGTCCGTGAGGTTTCCGTTTCCGTCCAGCCCGGCAAAGTTGCCGGAGGTCGCGCCGGATACCTTATCAGCTTTCCCGGCGTGGGTATGATTTGCGGCGGCGAAATCCGCCGCTTTCTTGCCGCTGTCTTTCTGTGCGCCGGTCGTGCCGTCGAACGCGACAAAGTTCCCGTCGACGGGGCTCGCGACCCTATCCGGCTTTTCCGTGTTGAGGGTCTCGATATTCTCCCGGAGCGCGTCATGGTCTGCCGCCGTGAAGTATCGACCGATAATATCGCCCTTGCCCCACGCGCGGGCCGCTGTTCCGTTCTGGCCCCGCGTGATAGTGAGGTCGTTCCCGTCCTTTGCCGTCATGAGCACCGTTTCCGCCGTGGCGGAGTCCGCGCCGATGGTGAGATAGTTCGGCGCGTCCGGCAAGACGGAGCCGTCGAGGACGGTAACGCTCGTCCCCGTAGTCGTCAGCGACCCGGCGAGCGTGGTCTCCGGCGTGTTTGCCTGTGCCGGGTACATGGTCTTTAGCTGTGCCATTCTCTAACCTCCCTGTTAATAGTCCCCGCCGCCGCGAGAATTACAGAACGTCTGAGAGAACACGGCTCCGACGATACGGCTCATAGTGTCCGGGAGCACTTCGACCGTGTGCCACGTCCCCCGCTGTATCTTCCCGCTGTCGTCCTTTGAGAGATACTCTACTATATCGATATTGTCGTAGCCGCTTTGAGCCGGGAGGACGTTCCCGTCGACCCGGATAGTCGCACGGGAGGCCCTTTGCCCCTCGTATATGCCGAACTGTATCGCGTGGGTGTGATTTTGTACCGTGTGCGTGTGGGCCGGTACGGTATGGGTGTGGGCGCTTACGCGGTGCGTGTGCGCGTCTACCCGGTGCGTGTGTGCGGAAATCTTGTGCGTATGGGCCGGGTGGACGTGCGCCCCCGACCATACGAAATCCTCCCACCCGACTACCTCAAGCGTCGAAATGTCCACGATAGCAAGGTGAGCCCCGCTCGATAGGCCGTGATTATGTACCGCCTGTCCGTTCGTCTCGTTCGGGAGGATATTCGAGCTCTCGAGGGCCGTTGCGCTCGAGGTCTGCCCGCCGCCGCTGGACGTTGTAGACCCGCCGCCGGAGGAGGTCGTCGAGCCGCCGCCCGAGGAAGTAGTCGAGCCGCCGCCCGAGGAGGTCGTTTGCCCGCCTCCGCCGCCGATGGCCTTTTCAAACGCCCGGAACGGCTCAAACTGGATGTTGAGGAGCATTTTATTTATGCGGACGACCGACTCGTCGATATAGATTTTCATGGTCGCCGGGTGTGTCGCGTCCGCATTGTCCGAGAAGTTGTAGACCTGTTGATTTGTGGCCCCCTGTGCGTAGGTCTCCCCAATGAGGGCCCGGCTCTGCAAGTCTGAAATGCTCCCGGCTATGTCTTTCGACTTGTTCGCGAGGGTGACGGTCACGTTTCCGGGGTCGCCCTGTGCGTCGTCCTTGACTACGCTCACGATACGGGTACGGAGGTTTACGCCGTCCTCGTCGTCCACTACGCGGACGATTTCGCCCGGCCAGAACCGGGAAAAAGCGTCCCCCGTGAGCCGGTGGAGGTCGATAGCCCCTATCTCATAGCTGTTATAGGGCTCCGCGCTCTCCCGTAAAATCTGCTCCGCGTATGCCTTGAGGTTTTCCGCGACCTCGTACCGCGTGTCGACGAGGATAGTCGAGCAAAGCCCGTATTTCTCGATACTCAAAGCGTCCTCGACGTAGGGGAGGCCGTTGTTTACCGACGAGATAGTGAGCTGATTTACCCCCTCGCCGTACCCGAGCGCATAGATACGATTTGCAATCCCGCTCGCGTCCTGCGACTTGACGATATTCGTCATGTTCTTCGCGTACCGTATCTCGCTTTTCAGCTTGTCCGACGGCGCGACAAGGGAGATAGACCACGGATACCCGGTCGTGTCCCACGTCCAAAGGTAGTCGCTGTCGAAACACTCCGGCACGGCAAAGAGGGCCGCGAGGAGGGTCGAGTTTTCCCAATTATATTCAAAATAACGGGTAAACTCGCACGAGCCGAGCACCCAATTTCGGGTCGTCTGCCGGTTGAGGATATAGTTCAATACCTCCGCCGTCCGTACCCCCGTCCCGCCGCATTGATGGTACTGGAATAGTACGTCATTGAGGAGGGTAGCGAGGACGTGCTCGCAATTATAAAACCGCGTGGCCCCGTCGCTCCGCTCTAAATCCTCCCCAATGATACGGAAAAGGTCGATACGTTCGTCCCCGTCGAAAATCTCGACGTAGTTCAGCGGCGTGCAATACTCCGTTTTCGGGTCGTCCGCTGGCATGGTAAAGGTCGCCGTCCATAGCGAATTTGTCTCGAGCGTGTACCCGACGCTCATAGCGTTATCGAGGTAGGCGAGGCGTTTCATATTGCGGTCGAATACCTGCGGAACCGCCATTTATAACCACCTGTCTTTCCACAAGATACGAATATCCGCCGTTGTGCCGCCCTCGACGATAATGTCGTTCACCCCGGACATGAGCTTGAAAAAGACGCTCGAGTCGCTTACTCGGTCGACGATGTTTACCCCGTTGAGCGTTACGGTCATGTGCTCCGTGTCGATTATGAGCTCGTCTCCGGCGACCATGTTCACGCCCTCGACGACCATAACCTCTTGCCCGTATGTCGATACCCCTGTACCGCTGGCGTTCGCCTCCGCTATCGCGTCGCCCTCAAAGAAAAGGGTGCGGATATAGTCGCCGACGGCCTCGGCGACGGCCTCCGCCTCCGCCGTGAATAGCAGAACGCGGACGACCTCGCCGGAGCCTGAGGACTCGGCCTCCGCCGCGCCCGCAAGGTATCGGATAATGAGCAAAGCGCCCCCGCTACCGCTCTCCGCGCTCGCGGTCGCCGTCCACTCGAATACAAAGCGAGCTTTTCGGTTGTACTGCGTTCGGTTGTATGGAGTGCGGTTATACATTTCGTCGCCCCCTTACGAGAGGTTACAGGTGATAGTGCCCGCCTCGACGGTGATAGCGTCCCCGTTGAGCACGTTCTTTCCCCGCGCGAACGAGCCGAACCACAAGAGATTTCCGCCGCTCTGCGAGTCAAAGATACCCCAATAGGAGACCGTGCCAATGTCCGCCGTAATGACTCCGTAGTCTACCGCCGCCGTGTTCGTTACCTGTTGCCGCCCGGATACCAGCGTCGGCGCGTCGAACGTGATAACCTTACGGGCATACCCGCCGCCGCTGGCCTCCGTGCCCGTGGCGGCGGCGGTCGGGTCGGTCAGAAACAAGGCGAGGTAATACGTCCCACTCCGCAACGATGTATTGAGGAGCGACGCGGCGTGTACGTTAGAAAGAGCTGCCATTTTTACATACCTCCGTTTTTAGTTCACCTTGACGCGGGTAACGGTCAAGTTCGTAATGTTGCCTCGGGCCGTGATATAGATAAGGCAATCCGTCTCCTGTGTTCCGTTCACGTTGACCGGCTCCGAATGGGGGAGGGAGACGGAGTTTACAATCTGCTGATTGTACTGGATGGACTCGGCGAACGGCCCGCAAAGAAAGACGACCTCGCAACGGCCCGTAATTGCGATTTGCTCAATGCTCACGCCGCTGATAACCTTTGCGCTGTACGCCTTTCCCGGCTCGTCGTCGAAAATGAGCAAGCCCTCGCCGGAGAGCCACCCGGCGACGGCGCGGGCCCGCGTCCGCACGCCGGGATATTTGTAATCCTCTCCGACAAAGGATACCTCGCACGAGATTTCCCGGTTTTCGTAGCCGTCCTCGATGTCGTATGTGCCGCTTTTGCCGGGTATGGTGTACTGTGTGACTCGTTTCGGCGGGAGGAGCGTTCGGTCGGTGGAACGGAACACGACCCCCATGTCGTTGCTGTGTACGTTGTTGAACGTAAAGCCCAATTTCACGAGGTAACGACCCCCTTTCCGCGCGTCTTTGCGCGTTGCATATTGTAGAGCTCCTTTGCGACGCGCTTTACGTCCGCCTCCTCACGGACGACGAGCTCGCCGATATGAAACGTGTTCGTTACCGTCGTCGGCCCGCCGGAGGCCGTTTCCGACCCGCCCCGGCGGTCTGCCATACTCGGCACGGCGGCGGAGACCTGTTCAATCGTGGCGCGGGCGGAAAAGCCCGTCTCCATTTCCCCGATACCGTCGGCGAGGGCGGTATTCACCTTTCCCATGCCCGACTCTACCTCGTCGAGCATTTCGGCGGTCATGTCGCCATAGGCTTTTACCGCCCGGCCCTTGTTCTGCTCGATACCGCGAGCCGCGCCCTCGATGTTCATTTCGGAGACCCACGCCATTTTTTTAGAGGGCGAGGAGATACCGAAAAATCCGCAAATGCCGTCCCAAATGGAGGAAATCCACCCGGAGACCTTATCCCATAGCCACCCGGCGAGAGACTGGATACCGCTCCATAGCCCTTGCACGAGGTTTACGCCGACCTGTGCAAAGGCGCTCACGCCCTGCCCGAGCGCCGATACCATGCTCGAGATAATTTGCGGCATAGCCGCCACGAGCGAGGAAATAATCTGCGGGAGGTTGGTAATGAGCGAGGTCAAGAGCTTTACGCCGGTCTCGACTATCTTCGGGATATTGTTTACCAGCGTCGAGACGATAGAGGTAATGATTTGCGGGAGCGCCTGTACGATGGTCGAGATAATTTGCGGGAGGTTGGTAATGAGGGCCGTCAAGAGCTCGACTCCGGCCTCTACGATTTCCGGCAAGTGCGAGAGCAAGGTATTTATGGTCGACTCGATGATTTGCGGCAATACCTCGCATATCGTCGCGATAATGTCCGGGAGGTTTGTTACGAGGGCCGTCAATAGGGTAACGCCCGTCTCGATGATTTGCGGCACGGCCTCGAGGAGCGCCGTAATAAGGCTCTCTATCAGCGTCGGGAGCGCCTCGAGCAATACCGGGATAGCCTCAATAATGCCTGTCGCGAGCCCTGTAACGAGCTGTAAGGCCGCGTCAATGAGGAGGGGGATATTCTCTATAAGAGTCTGTACTAACTGCGTGAGGGCCGCTACCGCCGCCGGAATGAGGGCCGGGAGCGCCTCCGCGATACCCGTCGCGAGTCCGTTCACAATTTGAATAGCGGCCTCGTCGAGTTGCGGGAGGGCGGATACGAGCCCCTCCGTGAGCGTGGTAAGTACAGAAATCGCGGCCTCCGCAAGTTGCGGAGCCGCGCCCACGATACCCTCTAAAATGTTGAGTACGATAGTCGTACCGAACTCGAGGAGCTCCGGGAGCTTGTCGGCGGCTTGTCCTATCATGCCGTCGATAGCCTCGCCGAGCGCCTCCTCTGCGCCGTCGACCCCGTTTATCACGTCGACGAAAGCGTCTACCACGTCGGCGAGGGCCGGGGCGAACTCCGCTACGAGCTCGTTTTTCACGTCGGCGACCGTCCCGCCGAGCCGGGCGAGCGTGTCGTCGAGTTCTGCTTGAGCCTCCCGCGCCTCCATAATCGTGGCGTTATTTTCCTTGAAAATCTCGCCCGCGTCCTTGTAGGTGGAGGAGAGGGTCTCCGTGATAAGGTTTGCTCGCTCTGTCTCGTCGGCACACGCGGCGAGCTTTTCGTTAAACTCGTCCTCGCTGATACCGACCCAATTCAAAGCGTCGGCGAGGGCCCCGGTCACTGTGCCGACCTTTGCCGTCTCGTTCGCCGCCTCAATGAGCGAGTTTATCGGGAGCGCGTCGCCAAACGTGCCGGATACTCCGGCGGCAATATCGCCCCACGTTGCAACGTCCTTTTCGGAGGTCGCGAGCTGTGCGAGGAGTTGTGCCGCCTCCGTCGCCGTGTCGGTGTCCCCGAGCACGGCATAAAGGGAACGATACGCCTCCGTCGCTGTGTCCGTGGAGTATCCCGCCGCCGTGAACGCGGTATTTAACCGCCCCTGTGCGGCCCGGTATTCCTCCGTAGACTCCGCGAGGCTGAGGAGCACGCCCACCCCGGCGACCGCCGCCGCGCCGACCGCCGCAAGCGCGGTCGCGGCGGCTTTTGCCCCGGTCACGAGTCCGCCCTTGAGCTTTTCGCCGAAAGAGTCGGTCTCTTTACTCGCGTCCTTGACCTCTTTCCCGTATTCGTCGATAGACTCGGCGCACCCGTCCGTAGAGCTCCGGGCCTCGTCGAGATAGCGGTTATTCGCCTCGAGGTCGTCCCCGAGGCGGTTTAAGTCCGCCTGTGCGGTGTTTAATTGCGTCTGCCACGAGTTGACGGCGCGGGTCGCGGCCTCTTGGTAGCTCTGCGCCTCGGATAGCTCGCGGTTATACCCCTCGAGTTCCTCCGTGAGTTTCGCTTGCTCCGCGCTCGTGTCGCCGGTCTCGTCCCCGAGGGCGGCGAGCGCCTCCTCGCACCGCTGGATATTCGCGCGGGCCTCGTCTACCCGGTCGCCGTAGGTCTCTTGAGCCTTGCGAGCGTTCTCGAGGGCCTCCCGGAGCTTTGTTACCTTTCCCTCTTGCGCCTCGTACATTTTGGAGAGGGTCGCGCCCTTTGCCTCCAACGCCGCGAGGCTGTTTGCCTGTCCCGAAAACTCGGACTCTACGAGTTTCAGCTCTGATTTTAGAGTCCCGAGCTCCGAATTTATGTTTTTGAGGGACGCTTTATACGCGGCCTCGCCCTCGACCGCTAACCTTGTCGATATTGTACGGGTCGCCATTATACGCCCTCCTTATCCCGTTTACCGTGGTCGCGGAGGTACAGCTCCCAAAGGTCGAAAAGCTCGCCGGGAGGCATAAAGAGCGCCTCCGTTACCGATATTCCGCACCGTGCGGCTATGCGGTAGTATTCCGCCCGCTTGATGGTGTTTTTTTTTGACGGAGTTCCTCGAGGCCCTCGTCGTATTCGTCGTCCTCGGCGCTCTTGACCTCCCGCCCGTACCCGAGCGTTACGGCCTTGATAACCGCGTTCTTGAGGTCGACGATTTCATAGGTCGGCACGAGGAGCCGGAACGTATCCGCGTCCGGGATTTCCCCCGGCGCATAACCTAACCGGCGGCGAATGAGCTCGCCCCGCTCCGCCATGAACGCGGCGGCGGTGCAAGCCGCGTCGAACCCCTCGCGGGTGTCCTGCTCGATTTGCTCGATGAGGAGCTTTGTACCGCCGAACGTGTCCCGTATCTGAAACATAGCCTCGCCGTCAAGGACGAGGTAATAGACCGTCCCCTCGACGGTGAATTTTGCCGCTTTCATGTGTCAAAGCCTCCAATCGGCAAAGCGGGAGGCGGTTTCTTACGCCGCCTCCCGTTTTCCGTTAAGTACCTGTGTCGCCGAGCTTTTCGTCGCACCACGCGATAACGTCCGCCTCGCTACTGAACTCCTTACGGATACGCCATGCGCCGGAGTTGCAACGGAACACGGTAAAGGTGGTCGTGGACGTGCCGAACGTGATAGAGCTCCCCTTTGTCGCCGCGCTGTCGTTGCCGAGGATAGCGTTCACAAGGGGATGAAAAACACCTTGATAGACGCGCACGCCGTTTCGGATAAGCACCTTGTAATAGGCGAGACCGCCGCGCGGCGCGACGTCGCTGTCGGAGTCGGTGAGCTCGTCCTCGAGCTCGTCCAGCGTGGCCCCGTGGAGGGCCGCGTGAACCTCCGCCGTCTTGTCGTCCGTCTGCAATTCCAGCGAGCCGGACGCGAACATATCAATTTTTTCCGCGAGCGCGTCGTCGCCGTACAGCTCGCCGGAGGCGTTGGTAACGGTGAGGTTAGCCGCCACGAGCTTACCAATCGTTACGACGCTCTCGAAATTGTAGGTCGGGAGCGCACCGTCCGGCGTGGTAGCCACGGGCGCGAACCTCGGCCTCTTTGCTCCAAACTGCGCCATGTAGATTTACCTCCTCATAGGTTTTTACTCTTGAGAAATCGGTCGTACACGCCCGCCGCCGCGTCGACGGCGGAGTCTGCCTTTTTCTCGTTTGCCGTGTTGATGAACGGTCGCCCCGGCTGGCCCGTTTTCCCGAACTCATTTACAAAGGCGACCTCAGCGACGCGGCGGGAGTTTCCGTCCCGCCGCGTGCCCTGCGGGTAAACGTAAATCGCTTTCCCGTCTTTCGTGTCCTTGAGCTTTTTGTCGTAGGTGATACTCTGCGCCGTCGTGCCGGTGTCGTAAACGCCCATAGCCCGCGCCTCTTGCGCCTGTGCCGGGGCGATAACCTCGGCCTCAGCTACGAGCATTTCGAGGAGCACCGCGTCGGGTATCTCCGCGATAGCGCCCATGTCCGCGAGGAGCTCGTCGAGCCCGCTCGTATTGATTTCCGCCATAAGTTACACCGCCTCCGCGTCCTCACACTCGAAAACGTAGTGTTGCCCGTTCGCGTCCGAGGCCGGAGTAATAGACGGCCTCGTGAACCCGGCGGCGACGATACGGCGGGTAATCTCCCGCCGTGTCGCCCGCGTGTTCAGCTCGTGGGGGGCGAAATAATGCACTTGCACGAGGGCCCGGTAATGGCCCGCGTCGTCGTCCCCGAAATCGTCGGGTATCTCCGTATAGTTGAACGTGATATACTCCGCGTCCGGGCCCTTGTAGGTGTTCGCGGCGGCGGGGGAGTTCATGAGCCCGTCGAAAGCCTCGACGAGCCGCGCCTCGATACTCATTTCTCCGCCTCCTTGAACTCCGAGCACTCGAGCTCGTACATTTCCCGCGCCTCCGTATAGGCCCGCTCGACCTTGTACCGCTTTCCATTCCAGACAAGGCGCTCTTGCCCGTCATAGTCGGCGGCGTGGAGCTTGACCGCGATAGCGAGGGTAACTCCGATTTGCTTTGCGGCGTAGAACTCGGAGCGCCGCACCGATTGCACGTCGGCGAAAACCTCCGTCTCCTCGACGGCCTCTTTCGGGTATCCCTCCTCGTCTACGTCGTGCGTGACGGCCTCGAGCGTCACCGTATCCCGCCAATACATGAGTTATCCCTCCTCCGGCTCCGGCTCCTCTTGTGCGATATAGTCGTCCGCGAGCGAGAGCGCGTTTCTCAGCTCCTTGTACGAGGCCCGGTATTTCTCCGAGTCCTCGTTATCGAGTCCGAACTCGGCCTTTACATAGGTCGCGACCGCCCGCTTGATAAGCGGGTCGGTCTCGTCCTGTGCTTTCTCCTCAATAACGCCGACGCGAACGAGGTCGGCTCGCGCGGCGTTAATGAGGTCGGTCAATTCGGAGTCGTGGGCGGTGGAGGATACTCTCACATACTGCCGGATACTCGTCAGATACGAGTCTCCGATAGCCATTTAGAGCCCCCCTTACGCGGTCGCCTTTGCCAGATGGACGAACGCGCCGAGACCGGCGGCGGGTTTGCTGTCGAACACGCAAGAGCCGAGGAAGTCGATAGAGTTCGTAGAGAGGCCGGAGTGCTCGCTCTTGACGACGGTAATATCCTGCGAGTAGTTGCCGATGATGTAAGAGAAGTCGCCGAGATACGCCTCGTTCGCGGGCACGGAGCCGGTGAAATAGACCTCGTTCCCCATGATGTAATACTTCCCGTTCGCGAACTCGATAAGGTTGTTCTTGCTTTTGTTCATGAGAGGGAAGAAGCTGGAGAAGAAGGTCGTTTTTCTCATGCACCACACGGCATTTCTCTCGTAGCCGTCGCCGAGCATACCGTACAGGGAGACCACGTTAGCCTCGCTGAGGGTCGCGTCCTTTCCGACGGTAACTTGGTCGGTGCCGTCGGTGTACGCGCCGCTCGTGCCCTTACCGGCGGTTTTCACGCCGCCCGGCTGGTTGGAGCCGGTGCCGGTGAAGATGTAGTTTTCAATCTTCCGGGCGACGGCCTCCGCGATAATCTCGACGACGTAGCTCTCAAAGGCGGAGAGCGCCATTTCGGAGCACGCGCGGGAGGCTTTCACGAGCTTTACGATTTCGTAGCCGGTGAGGTTTACGGACGTGAGGGTATCGCCCGCCGCCGTAATAGCCGCGTTCTCGGTGTGGAGGGTCGCGTCGTCGTTCACGCCCTCAACGGCAAACTTCATGTTGCCGGGAACGTGGAAAATCCGGCACCGCTGAAGAATGGGCGCGACCTCGTACATTTTCTTGATAATCTGATTTGCGGTCGTCTCCGGGATAATGGGGAGGCCGGAGCCCGCGGCGGTGCTGTAAGCCCTCTGCTCCGCGTCGGTGAGGGGCTTACCCTGTAAGGTTTTCAGCCACGCGGAGCGGTAGAGCTTTTCGTCTACCTCCTCGGAGCGGCTCTCGGGAGTGTTCACGCTCACGGGGTTTGCGACCGCCGCGCCGCTGTTGAGCATACGCTCGATGTTCTGCCGACGCTCGAGGCCCTCGGCCTCCTCGTTCAGCTCGCGGAGCTCTTTCTCGAGAGCGTCCATATCCGCCTTGTCGTCTTTCTCGATGATGGAGCGGATTTCGGCCTTGCGAGCGCGGATTTCTGCGAGTCTTTTCTCGATGTTCATTTTGTTACCTCCATAATTTTTTCAGTAGGTGAGTGCTATCAACCTCTTACGCCGCCGGACTTGCTCCAAAGCCGCAAGCTCTTTCTCGTGCTCCACCGCGAAAAAGCTCCGCGCCGCAATCGAGGTTTCGTTATAGGCGGGAATATCCACCGCCGAAACGTCGTACAGTTTCTTGACCTTTGTAATCGTCCGCGTGTGCGTGGTGCTGTCGTACTTTGCCTCCCGCACGGTGAACGAAAAGGACATTTTATCCACATAGCCGCCGTCGATTTCCTCGTACAGCTCCCGCCCGGCGGTCGTGCCGCCGAGATTTGCCTCAATATCGACCCCGCGCTCGTTAATGTCGAGGGCGAGCGTCTTGTTTCGGAGCCGGGCGACCACTTTCCCGGCGTGGTTGTAGTTCATAATCACGTCGGAGAGGTCGCACTCGTCGAAAGCGTGCCGGTCGATAACCTCGCAATACTTGATACCGTCATACTCCGCGATAACGGTCGGCGTGTCGAACACGACCGCCGTACCCTTTACGCGGTACTCCTCGGAGCCCTCCTCGCGGGGGACGAGGGAGAAGTTCTGCAAGGCGCGGTATTCGCGCCCCTCTTTGATTGTCATTTCTGGCCCTCCTCTCCGCCGCCCTCCGGCGGCTCGTTGTCCTCAGGGTCGCCCTCCGGCGGCTCCGGGTCTTTCTCCGGCGGCGGGTCGGTCTCCGCGCCGGTTTGGTACTTGTCCGCGAGCTCCGCGTTTACCATGTTCAAGGTCTGCACCCGCCGGGCCCCCTCCTCGCCGCCGATAGTCGGCATATCAAACATAGTGAGGATTTGGTCGAGCGTCGCCGCCCCGATTTCGGTAAGGAACTTCGCCGCGCTCACCTTGTCGGAGAGCGTCGCGAACTGTATCGAGTTGGTAGAGAACACGACCCGGTTTCCGTGCCCGAACTCCCGCTCTGAAAAGATACAATTCGAGAACGCTTGCGTCAGCTTGCGGAAAAACGGAGCTATCTCGCCGTTATAAAATGCCGACTCCTCCGCCGCCGTCGCGGTGTTCTCGACGATAGGTTTCGACACGCCGAAATAGTCGTAAATCTCCTCTTTGATGTAATTTAACTGCGTCGAGGGGATAGGGGTCGTTTTGTCCTGTATCGGCGTGTAGTCGTACTTTGCGTCGGTCACGATAACGCCCGCGCCGTTGTTCTCCATGCGGAGGTTGTCCCGGATAAAGTCGTCGCGGCGCTTGTTCAAGTCCTCCGTTTTGACCGCGTTCGAGACCTTGAGCACGCCCCGGATGATAGCGACGAGCTCCGCGAATTTACTCATAGACTGGTTAAACGTGTTCGCCGTCTTGAGCACGGTCTCGAGGGGCTTGTTATTGTCCCCGAAAATATCGTTGTCGAGGAAATGCCGCCGGATATGGATAAGCCGGGAATACTCGCAAATGTACGAGGAGCCGGTCGCGAAACGGAACCGGCAATACATAACGCCCATGTACTCGAGGAGCTCGAAATACTGCGCGTTGATAGGGTAAATCTCGACGAGGCGGTTTGCCGAGTCGAAAATCGGGTACGCTATCGCGTTGTTGTAGACCTTGTATTGAGCCGCGAGCTTGTAGTAAAACTCGGAGGCGGTCATATACCTGTTAGGCCGGAACTGTAAAACCCGGTCTAAATAGTCGTGTACCGCCGTCGTGGTCTCCTCCGTCTGCCGGACGTGCCGGGGCTGTGCCGTGGATACCCGCCGGGCGAAAGCGTCCACCGCCGAGCGCACGGTATTTATGTCCCATGCGTTGCCCGAGTAGGGGATAAAGGTCGACTCCCACGAGCTCAAGAGCTTATAGGCTGAGTAATTCTTGTTGTCGTCCCGTTTCTTCCCGAAAATCGTCTCGAAAAGACTTCGTTTTTCTCTCATGCTGTCACCCCACAAGATACATATAGTCCTCGTTATCCCGGACGTAGATAACCCACGCATTGAGGAGAGATACCGCGCCGTCAATCCTGCGCCTGTCCGAGACCTTGACCGGCTGTATGTTGTTTACCCCGCTCTTTTTGACCGCTGTATTTGAGAGGCACCACACGAGCACGGGATTTCGGTTATAGTTGACCTTTTTGTCGGCAAAGGCCGCGCCCATTTCCCGCATAGGCTGAGACCATGTATAGGGCCCCTGTGCGACCGCCCGCATATCAAAGCCGTTTGCTTTCATTTCGTCGACCCAATATCCGGCGAGGGCCCGGTCGTACCCCACCGCGAAAGCGTCTATCTTGAACTCGTCGCGCATTTGGCAAAACCACGCCGTAACCTCCGAATAGTCGACGCGGGCCCCGTCGCATATCGTGAGGAGCTCCCGCTCCGCCCATATCTTGTAAGGGGCCTCTTGCGAGTTGTGCTCGTCGAGTTGGTCTATCCGCTTTTGCGGTATGAAATAGTGCTGTAACACATAGACGGTATCGTCCTCACGGCTCCGGCGAATGAGGAGCGTCGCGCACGTTAGGTCGGTCGTCGCGGAGAGGTCGCACCCGCCGATAGCGTAGGTGTTATATACGTCCTGCATGGTAAAGGTCGCGTCGTTCTTGATGTCCTCGAACGAGAGCCATACCGACGCGGAGGTCTCCGGGACGTTGAAGTCCTTGCAAAGCACGCCCGGCAAGTCCTCGGGATTTTTCTTCGCCCGCTCCACAAAGGCCGCGAGGGTCGCGTATTGCTTTATCGTCCCGAGGCCGGGGTTTGCCTTTATCCACGCTTGCGGGTCTGTCCATTCGGCCCGCGCGTCCAGCTCGTAGAGCACGGGGAGGAAAGTATCCTCCGTTACCTTGCCGTCGGCTATGTCGCACGCGAGGCCGTACAGGTTATCGAAAACGGACTCGCGCACCGTCCCGCTCGTGGTAATCATGATAACGAGGGGTTGCCGCCGCGAGCTCGTCGACTGTTTCATGACTTCGTAGAGGTTGCGGTCTCGTATCGCGTGGAGTTCGTCGATAATGACGGCGTGCGAGTTGAGGCCGTCGAGGGTATTCGAGTCCGAGGCGAGCGCCTCGAACGTGGAGGCCGTCGCCGGAAAGTAAATATCGTTCCGGCGTTTCTTGATGATGGCCCGGAGTTCGGGGCTCTGCTTGACCATGTTCACGGCCTCGGTGAGCGTTTTCCGAGCTTGGTCTTTCTTCGTGGCGACGGAGTATATCTCCGCCGCGCCCTCGTAGTCGGCGACGAGCATATACAGCGCGAGCGCCGCGAGGAGGGTAGACTTGCCGTTTTTCCGGCCTACTAAAAAGAGCGTCTCTCGAAAGCGCCGATACCCGGTCGATTTCAAGAGCCACCCGAAAAGAGTCTGTATAAATGCCTTTTGGAAAAGCTCGAGGCGTAGAGGGGCCCCGAGCGTGCCTTGTGACTGTTTGCAAAACCGCTCGATGAAGATAATCGGGCGCTCGCCGGTCTCCTCGTCGAAATAATACAGGGAGTCGGCGGCGGGGGAGTCCATTTCCGCCATGAGCCGCCCGTAAACCGCCTTTACCCGGCGGCTCGTGACGATTTCGCCGCTCTCGATTTTCCGCCAATACTCGCGGACATAGTTCACGGCTTACCCGTCCCTTTCGGCTTTGTGATAAAGCTCATGAGCTCGTCTCCGGCGCTCTTTTTCTCCGGCTCCGGGAGGAGTCCGATAAGCTGATTTGTGAGCGCGGTAAAGGATTTTATCGTCGTGTTATACGACTTCAAGGCGGGATTTTCGCGGCGGAACTGCTGTTTTCCTTGTGTGAAATCCTCCAAAATGGCCCCGTTATTGAGCTCCTCGACGAGCCGCTCGAGCGTTACGGTCGTCACGGAAAACTGGTAAATCAGCGCGTCGACGAACTGCCGTTTTTCTTTCGGGATTTCCCGGAATAATACCTTTATACGGCGCTCGACTTTTTTTGTCTTTTCTTCGACCGTCATGTCCTCGTATTTCTTGCTAACTTTTGCCATTTCGGAGCCTCCTTTTCTGCCGCCCCTCCCGGCTTGACCCCCCCTTATGTGCGCGACCGGGGCGGTTCTAAACAGGGTTGAGGCGCGGTTACGAGCGGCGGGTATTTTTCGGGGAGACCGGGGGGAGGTCTAATAAAATTCGTCGTCGTCGACCGCCGGTTTCGGCATGAGCCCCGCCTCGACGACGTTCCCGTATTCATCGAACGCGAGCCCCTCCGCGAGCGGCGGCTTTACTCCGTGCGCGATTGCATGACACGCGCGGCAAAGCGTCTCGAGGTTGTCCGCGTTGAGAGAAATCATAGGGTCGTCTATGTTCTGCGGCGTGAGCTCCCGCTTGTGGTGTACGATAACCCCCGGCGCACCGCACCGCACGCATAGGCCCGCGTCCCGCCTGAGGATATAGGCCCGCGTCCTGCGCCATGCCGGAGACTCGTAGAAAGCCTTTGCAAATGCCCGCATACTCTGTCCCTCCATGTGTGCAAAGAGAACGCCCCGCACGGATTGAGCTCACTCGTGTACTACGAGCTCTCTCCATGTAGGGCGCACGGCGGCGAGGGTTGTATTCCGCCTCTCTTTACGGGTACATGATACCACGGGAAAAACGCAAGTTTCCATGTACTCTTTTTTTAGTTCGCGATAATACGCGCGAATACGCTATACGGACGGGAGAGCCGCCGCTCCGAAATAGAGCAAGGCAAAGCGGGCGACGGCTGTATTTCGCAAGTCGTAGACGCTCCGGGTCGAGGCATAGCTCACGGCCCCGGCTATCTCCTCTTTGCTCTTGTGCTCGATGTACCAAAGGCGGATAATATCCCGCTCCTCCGGCTCGAGCTGTCCGATAACCCGGTCTATCTCCGCGATAGCCTCCTCCGTGCGCTGTATCTCCCGCGCTACCTCCGCGAGCTCAAGGCACGCCGAAAGAGCGTCGTTTACCGCGCCGACGCTTGCATAGGGCTTTGAGAAGTCCGGCGACGGATACCCCGCCGGGCCGCTTTGTGCGATAATCCGCGCCCGCCGCCGCTCGAGGTTTTCGAGGGCTGTTTCGAGCACGCCTCGCGAGCGGAGCGTTTTCTCCGCCGCGTCGAAATAATTTATCATGCCTTTTTCCCTCCATGCCGGTACGGTCTCCCGAGGTTGTAGGCGTGCTTTGCCTCGAGCACGGCCTCCACGTCTACGCCCATATACGCGAGATAGTCTAAAATCCTCATGATAGCGTCGCAAAGCTCCACGGCGAGGCCCTCCGGCTTGCAAGTGCGCTCGTTTTCCGGCTTGTCGCACGTCTCCTCGAACTCGCATACCGCGCCCGGTATCCCGCAACACCCGTAAATGAGCGGGTTTCCCTCCCGGTACTCCGCGAGCGCCTCGGAAATCTCCGAGTGAATGAGCGCGGCGACCTCCGGGAACTCGATAGGGTTGTCGTACCAGCCGTGCGCGACCGCGTTCTCATGCACCGCCCGCGCGTATTCGTTGAGTTTCATTTTCGAGCCCTCCGTTTCCGTTTCGGTTTGATAAATACCCCGTCTTTGCGGTAGTATCTCGCGATTATGTAATATCCGCCGTTCACGTCGTTGTGGAAAGCTCCGGCCTCTGAGAGAAAATACCCCGGATAGAGCTTTTCAAACTCCGCGTTGTTCGTCGTGTCCTGCGTGAGCTCCCGAGCGCGGCGGGCGGAGATATGCCCGTCCCGCGTTTTCGGCTCCGGGTCGACGAGGTTTTTCGAGGCGTTCCACGCCTTGCTCCCGATAGGGCTTTTCACGATGTAGTTTCCGAGACCGGCGAGGCCGTTCTCCGTGAACTGCAAGCGGCGGGAGTTGGCATAGCCGAGCCCCCAAAGGCTTTCTAAAACGTCCCGGTCGATACCCCCGTTCAGCGTTACATGGTGGTGATACCGCCCGCCCTGTTTCCCGCGCTCCGTCACCGCGATATATTTCAGCGGCTCGAGGCCGTTCTTTTTCCGATACCGGCGTACCCGGCGGAGGAAATTCGCGAGCTCCCGTTTCGCGGCCTCGTCGTCCTCCGGCTGTTCCGCATACGTCAAGTGCAATTCTAAATCCTCCGGCGTAAAGTTGGCATGGAGGAGCCGGACGAGCTTTTCCTCCCTGTGCCGCTGATTTAGTTTCTTTTGTGCGGCTGAGGTCGGCTTTCCTTTCCGGCCCCGAGAGCCTCGCTTTCCCGAGCTATAAACCGGGAAAATGAACACGTCGAGGTATTCCCCGCAATAATACCGCTTTTCCCGATAGACTGTCCTCATGCTGTACCCTCCGAGCTTTACCCGTTGCGAGGGAGGAGGGCGCATAGACCGCCCCCTCCCTCCTCCCTCGCGCTCCCTCCTCCCTCGGCGGCGGTGTGTGCTCGCTTTTGGAGGAGAGAGCGGGAGAGCGGAGGCTCCCTCTCTTGGTCGGTTAGATAATATTCCATACGAGCCCGAATAAGCGCCCTCGCGCTTTTCGTTTTCGCCCTTGCCACCGCTCCCGGAGTGTGGTATTATAATATAGGTATAAGTAATCACCTTTCGGGGCGGTTACGCCTCCGACGCTCCCTCAAGCGTCGGAGGCTTTCTTTTTTCCCTCGGCGGCGTTCTTCAAATACCGCCGGATGTGCTCGCACATAGACCGCGACGCGCATTTTACCACGCTTTCCACGACGACCGGCTCCCCGCCGCCGTAAAGTATGGAGGTCTCCGATACCGCGTTGAAGTTCGGGCACTCGTGGCACATTTCCTCGACCTCTAAAGTTATCATCTTGATACCCCCGCTCTATCTCCGGCGAAATCTGTCCGCCGCCGGGCACGTTTTCCAGTGAGGCACAAAGCCCACGGCGCACGCCGGGCCCTCCTCCTCTGGCAAAGCTCGCCGCCCGGCGACGACCTCGCCCTCGTCCGTGATAAACCGCTCCCGGCCTCCGTCCTCCTCGACGATGAAAACCGGCTCCGGGTCTACCGGCATTGACCGGCCCGCCGTCGTGCGTATCCACTCGATAGAGGCCCCGCACCCTCTGCAAAGGCTCATACCTTGCCCTCCTCTCCGTCCTCCGGGATAGGAGTAAAGCACTCACAACGGAGGACACGCTCTTTCTCGTATGCCTGTATAGGACTCGGGAGGCCCGCGTCGTGCCGCTCTATGCACGGGACGCAATAATCGCCGTCCCTGTGCTTGCGTGGGTCGTGTATCTCCCGAATGTTGTCGCACTTCCGGCAATCGAACTCGTACCGCCATTTCGGGAGCTTTGATTTCCTGCGGCGTATCATGAGCTTTCCCTCCTTTTTCGAGTATCCCTCCCCGGCATTGAGCCGGGGAGGGTTTTAATTCCGAATTTTAGAGGTCAAAGCCCGGCGCGAACCCGAGCGAACGGTACGCGGCGCCGCTGCCGACTGTGCCGTCGGCGGACACACGCACGAAAATGCGGGAGTAGCCCGCACCCGGGGAACGGAGCCAATACGGATAAGTCCCGTAGCCCTCGACCTCTTTCACGCG